CTTTATGCCTAAAGATACGAAAACTTTGGGTAATAACAAAGCCCGGGCTTGAGAAAGTCTGGGCTTTGCGCATAAAAAAGGCTGTGTCAGCGTTTTGACACAACCTCTACTTTAGCAAATCTTTCATTTTTTCTCATTTTTCTATTTTCATTACAAGGATGTTTTACTTCTTTCTTTTATTCCGTTCCCGATTGTCTTCCGAAACGCACATTTTACACCATGATGTCTTGATGTGATACGCCTTTCCGTTGCGATAGATTGTCCTGTCATAGAAGCAAGATAGTAGAAGCAGGCTTCCGCAACGGCTGCATACCTTGCGCTCTACACCGTCCACCATCACCCGGTTTCTCGGTTTCCGCTTCACTATCTCGCACGAACCGCATTCGGATGCACCGTACTTCCGGCAATAGGCAAGGGAATGCTTGCCACATTTGGCGAAAGAGGTGCAATCGGAGCGGGGAATTGTCTGATGAACATTCATACTGCATCATCCAATAAGTCAAACAACGTGGGCGCGCTTACTTCCATTTCTGCTTCATATAGATATGAAAGACTGTCTTTCCAGTAATCGTAATTCAGTTCAGTGGATAATCCTTTACGTCCTAAATTAACAGCACAATAAGGAACGGTTCCAATACCACCGAACGGGTCGAATACCAGTTCACCCTTATTTGAATACCGTTCAATCAGTCTTTCGACAATATCCAGCTGAAGTGGGCAGATGTGGTTCTGCCGTTTCTTCTGCGACTGTCTCGTATTGAGTGTGCGCATTCGGGTTACATCATCCCATATCCAAGGCTTCTTGCTTACCGGGTCAACGGCCATGAACGTTTTAGGCAGCTTTCCATAGGCTTCCAATTCCTCAGCAAATGATACATGTTCCTCGTAGTTATATATATGTTCGCGTTCATAATTCCTAAACAAATGGCGTATTTTATCAATACCGGCACCTTTCATATCCTCGTAACTCAACAGAGAGTTACCAGAAGATTTCCAGCTTGCATGAGCATCTATCTGCCAACGGGCAAGCGAGTATTCACTCTTGTTTTTTACCACCGGAAAATCGGCATAGGCTCGTGAGGTATCAGAAGGAAGCTTGCGGAAAAGAAGGACATACTCAGGACAACCGATACCCATCTTTGAACCGTCCTTACACATTTCAGTATAGCCAAGTCGGTAAGTCTGGTTATTCTCCCTCACTACATCCGTATCCACTGTTATACGCCCCATGTAGCGGAACCCGTGTTTCATGTAGTGGAATACAGTCATTTCACTGAACGGGTCGATGGTAGGCATACCGTCACCTGTGGCATTGCCGAACAGTACGCGGTCTTTCACATGGATACAAGCCAACCGGCCAGGCTTCAATATACGCATCAATTCAGGAGTAAGGTAATCCATCTGCTCAAAGAACTTGCTATTGTCCTCATTATGCCCGAAGTCATTATAGGTCGGAGTGTACTCATAGTGGTTGGAGAACGGGATGCTGGTTACAATCAGGTCTACTGAATTATTTTCCATTTTCTGACATTCAAGAACATTGTCGTTATTTATGGCCCTCCAAAGTTTACCGGATTTCTCTTCCCGACTGGCGAACATCCACCGCATCATTTTTTCCTCTGCCTGCAAACCGAACAAACCGTTCTCGCGGACTATATCGGTCATCTTGGCTACCATCCGACGGTGTTGCACCCACTTCTGCATGAAGCTCTTGTATATCTCTCCCTCGCTTTCCGCATAGACCAGATAAAGGTCAACCGGATGCTGCTGCATAAACCGGTAGATACGGGCTATTGCCTGGAATTTGTCATTGAAACGGTAGTCGATGAACATGATTGCCTTGTGGCAGTGGTACTGGAAGTTCAAACCTTCACCAAGCATTTCAGGTTTGGCGGCCAGATATTTCAGACGGCCGTCTTTGAAATCCGCTATCACCTTGTCCGCTTCATCATCATCCTGCGAACCATATACAGCCTTACATCCGGGTATGGCGTCACATAATGCCTTCCGTTCATTTTCCAAGTCATGCCATAAAAGGAAATGGTCGTCCTTGTTTTCAGGACGGTTAATGATTTCTACCACACGGGCAATCTTTTCCTGCATATTGTCCCGGCGTTCTTTCGCTGCGTCGGCAAGACCGAGAGCAGCCTCACGAAACATCTTCACTTGTCCGTCACGGTCGGCTCCGGCAGTGGAGTTATCCACACTAACCACTTCCTCATGTACACGCAGTTCAGGCAGTTCATATCCTATATCGGGATAACCGAGGTCGGACGGTTTAGTGAGGAACAACGCCCATGTACTTACCCAAAGCCAGAACTCCTTTTCCTTATGCGGGTAAAGAGTAAGATTATTTGCCTTCGTGCTGTCACGCTGAAAAAAACGGGTAAGCGCCTGCCCTGTATCCATCACACCGAGATAACCGGCATAATGTATCAATTCCTTGTATCTATTAGGTGATGGTGTGGCAGTAGCGACAAACCTGTACGGTACTTCTGCAAACAAGGGAAGAAACTCCTGATAGGTCTTAGTACCGAAACCACGCAATACACTCGCTTCATCTAATGATGTTACGGTGAAATAGGAAGGTTCTATTCTTACCCCCTCTTCACCGTCACGCACACGTTCGTAGTTTGTGACCATGATGTCAGTCGGGCATATCATCACATCAGCCATAGTTCGTACATAGGTCACTTTCATGTGCAGATGTTGTTCCGCTTGTGTAAGGAACTCAACTACTACACGCTTGGGACATACTATCAGCCCTTTGCCACCTTTGTGTTTCAGAACTACCCGAAGTATCTCCAACTGAGTAACGGTTTTCTGCATACCGAAACTGGAGAATATCGCACGGCAACCGCCGGACACCGCCCAACGAACAGTATCTTTCACATGGGGATATAGCGACGGGGTTAATTCATCCGGATTGACTTCAAACCCGGTCTGACGACTGATGGCCATCTTGTCTTTTAAAAATTCTATATATTCTTTCATTAAGCTACTTCTTTTAATTTCTTCAACCTTAAATCTCTAAGTTTTGCACAAAGCGCTTCGGTATTCTTCTTTGCTTGTGTAACCTCCACTGCATTCCCGATAAACTTCTTTTGGTCAGCTTGTGTGCCTATTAAAACATAATCTTCAGGGAATCCCATAATCTTTTTGAGTTCCGGAATACGCAACATCCGCATTTTTATATCCACTATGCCGTACAGTGCCATGAACTCCTTTATCTTCAAGGTCATAGGACTATCATTGTCGTAGATTTCAATCGCTAACCGCCCACTTTCCGTTGCTACGAGATAAGGAGGCATCTTATCCATGCGGGCTATTAATGTGAAGCAGGGGCTATCAACAGAGCCGCCAGCACTGTTGAACTGTGGATTCATCAGATAGTGCCATTTCCTGTTTGCGGTAATGGTCTGGGACGGTTCCTCTATACTACTACCTACATTTGAGAATGCAGTATTCATTATCCACGGCTGGCATGTTACCAAGTTTTGTTTCGGTGTTGTGGTAACAGCGGGGCATGGCGAGTTTATATCAGACACCTGACCACCTCCAGAATATTGATTCATAAAAAATGGAGATACAAGGGAAAGTCTGTCTTTCGTCAGAAGTGTAGGACAAGGCTGGTCAATATCCTTTCCTGTATCCTTAAAGTTATAAGAACACATAAATCGGCTCTCGATTAAAGCCATCCTGTCCTTCGTTGTGACCGTTGGAGCTGGAAGCTTTACCGAATGATTATGTCCATTTCCATAATAAGCAGAGATAAAAATATGGTGGTCTTTGCAGGTGATTGTACCTGCCGGTTCTTCTACGGACACATTCTTGCTTTCGGGATGTCCGCTGAACTGTTTGGAGAGGAAACTTACCTGTACCTTTGCAAAGCGGTTTTCAGTAGTCAACACTCCGCATGGTTCATCAACTGATTTGCATGTGTCTTGAGGGCGAACCGTATTGTAACGGGAAAGGAAAGCATCCTTTCCTCCGGCTACAAACTTGATAAGTCCAGCATAGATACGTTCAAGCGTTTTCTCTGCAAGAGGCTTTTCCCTGAAGATGGTAGTTCCTTCATCAGAGAAATCAAGCACATCCTTTACCGGCTTCCACTTCTCCAGCCGCGAAAACATATCTTGCCTACCACCTTTACAGTGGGTCGGTTCTGGGAATACTATCGGCAAGTTCTTTTTAGCAAAGATACCGAAGAAGCGTTTTCTTGTGGTATAGGCGCCGAAGTCGGCAGCATTCAGGATACGGTGTTCAAAGTTGTAACCGTACTTCTTGACATTGCGTACCCACTTCTGATAAAGCCTTCCTTTATCCATGCTGATAGGTTTCCCATTCTCATCCATATCTCCCCATGACATAAACTCTTCTACATTTTCAATCTGAATGTAGTCAGGGTCTATAACATCAATATAACGGAAGAGATGTTCTGCCAACGTCCGGCTATCAGCATCTCTCGGTTGACCGCCTTTAGCTTTCGAGAAGTTAGTACACTCCAAAGAAGCATGAAGCATTATCATCGAATCAGGATATAATTCACGGATACGTTCAACAATAGTATTTATCGGTGAAAGTTCCAGTGTACGAATATCCTCAATGAAATGAAGTGCATCAGGAATGTTGGCATCATGTGAAAGGATAGCATTCTTATCGTGATTCACACAGCAAACGACTTTTGCACATCTATTGCCATTTAAACGGGCTTCTTCCACGCCTTCCGACAAACCACCGGCCCCACAGAATAGGTCTATGACAAATAATTCAATGTCGGACAACCCTTCTAAGTTGCATAATATCTCTTTCAATGATTTCATAACTCAATCTCCTTCGGTTTCCAGTCATTAGGAACTTTCGCCCATTCTCTGAAAGCACTGTCGAATCCGTCCAAATCGGAAAACATATCCATCTTGGCAGTATCGGTAGTGACGAGGGTAGCGAACTCTTTGAAATACTTGTCAGCAACTCTAACAAAGTCGTTGTGCAGCTTCTTCAAGTCTCCAAGCAGAAGACCATTTTTAGCAATTAAATCACTCGCTTCCTCTACTAAGTTATTGGCTTCACAGTTCAGCAGGTGTGCAGCGGATAGCAACATGTTCATTCTGTCAATGCTGCCATTGGCTACGGCGGCGTCAATTAGTTGTTTTCTTGGTTTCATAATCGTGTATCTTTTTTCATCAGTCACAAGTAAGTCCTTAAACAATAGTCCGCTATCCAGTAGCAGACAAAATAAAAAGCGGCATACGCTGTCAGGATTGACAGAATAGTCGCTATCAGTTTTATATCTTTCATCTTCGGCTTTCCCCCTCGATTTTTATCACATTAAACATCTCTTTCACCCGGTCGGCTATATAGGCTCCATACCGTTGAGATAACTCCTTGTCTGGGTCAAGATTGGTAGTCATGTGGGTATAGAAATTATATCGCTGCTCATAACGGAGTTGTAAAACGGTCTGAATGGCATTTATGCCCGTACCAAAGTGTTTGGCATCCATAGGCTCCCGTCCTACCTCGTCAATGGCAAGATTGTGCATACATGACCTATCTGTGTATAGGTTCAACCCGATAATACCTTTCTCGGCAAACTGTAAGGCAATCTCGGCAGCACTGGTAAACTGAAAGGTCAATCCAGCATCCGCGCCGCCAATACAATAACGGGCGATTTTTGCCGCATAGTTCTGTAGCCCTTTCAGCAAAGTGGACTTGCCCACTCCGATAGAGCCGTGTAATAATAATCCCTTGCTTACATCCAATACTCCGGGAATCCCCCAAACCCATTGATAAAGGGCTTTCAATAATTGGCGATTACTATCATCAACCATAAAGACTGGCGAGATTGTTTTCATAGATGCAACGAGTTGATTACGCCAATATATGTCAGCCTGTTCCCTGCTCCATTGCTTCTGATTAGCCTTATTTACCGAAGACGATTGATTGGATGCCGGCGGAGCTTTTGTCCGGTTCTGTATCAGTTTTCCGATTGCTTCCATTTCTCGCTTGAGATATAATTTCATTAAACTTAGAATTGATATTAGTTACGCTGAAGTTATCAAATATCCATCCCTCTTTAATTGAGGAAAGAAGATACTGAAGGGCGTACAACAAAGAATCATCCGAAACATCCATCTGTTTCTGTTCCCTTTGAAATTTGAGTTTATTCAATAACTGAGACATGGCACCTGCATCTTTTGCAGTCCAGTAATAGCTATTAGAAAAAGTCTTTCTGAAATACTCCTCAAAAAGAAAGCGGGCTTTAGAATTAATTTCCTTAGGTTCACTTTTCTTCCTACCTCCCCCTTTTAAAGGGGGTGAGGGGGATATACTTTTCTTTCTCTTTACTTTTACTTTACTTTGTTCATTATTGACATCATTAATTGAATTAATTCCGTCATTAATTGAATTATTGACATCATTAATCATATATTCGGGAATTAGCTCTGTTTCTTTTCGTTTATAAGTAGCAAGGAGAAATCGTTTCTGTATTCCAAAAGAGGTTAGAACATGATATTTCTCATAAAGTGTGTTGTCGAAAAAGCCGACTTGTAATGCTTTTATCAGTACTTCCTTTACTGCGCCCTCGGAAACCCCAACTATGTCAGCAATAACAAAAGGCAAATCTTCATCCCACACAATGTAATACCCTTCATCTTTGTAGATATTACACAGCAGGCAAATAAGTATAGAAGCAGACTGGGAACCGCATGCTCTCGAAATCTTCCTTATCTTAACATCTGAAAAGAAACCGACATCCATAGGGAAATAATCTATCCCTTGTTTGGTAGGTCTACCAGCCATATTGTTTTGATATTAATACGCATGAATACAGTTTCTTTTACTATCCGCAACAAAATGTTTATTAAAAAGATTACAATAAACCACTCTGGGATTATCCTTAGAGACAGAAATGAATCTTCCTCTCTTACACTTTGCACATGTATCCGGTCGGATTACCTGCTTTTCATTTTTCTTTACCATAATTTAAAATCTTACGTTGGTTAATTGTCTGCCATTAGAATAGACCGCCCATTTACCGTTACCACTGTCGTGTAAGCGCAGGTTTGCTACCTCACCGAAGCGGTTGATGTTACCACAGAGGTCAACTATCCATCCACATTCTTTGGAAGGATGCGGGCGGATGGCACGACCGACTATCTGATACCACATAGCAAGTGACATTGTAGGACGTGCCATAACAACTGTATCAAGTTCCGGATAGTCAAAGCCGGTGGTTAATACCCCGACATTCGCCACTACCGAAATTTCACCAGCCTTGAATGCTTCAAGTATCCTTTCGCGCTCACCTTTTGGGGTATCACCCGAAACGATTGCGGCTCCGGGTATAGACCAGGTAAGCCGCTCCGCTTCTTTCAGAAAACGGGTAAAGACTAAAATACCTTTCCGTTTTCCTCCGGCTTTGGGATTCATCAGTCTTTGGACAATATGAACGAGATAGCCGTAAAAGTCTATCCGTTCATATTCTCTTTGAACTGACCTATCTGTATAGTCGGCACCAGTAGTATTTACTTTCAAGTTAAGTTCGTTCCATCCCGAAGGATTCATTGGATAGTAATTCAACTTCGCCAAATAGCCCATATCTAATAGGGTTGATACCTGTACATGATAAATGACCTCTGAAAAGACATGAGGCTTTGTCCGGGTGATAAATTTCAGCATAGAACCAAAGTCACGGCTGGAACTTAAACGATACGGTGTAGCTGTCAGTCCAAGAACCTTACACTTCACCGCATCAAAAAAATCTTTGTACATACCCTCTTTAGGGTTAACAAGGTGGCATTCGTCCACGATGATGTTCTTAAAGTGGGTGAACAGTTCGGGATGATTCTTCACACTGCCGATGGTGGCAAATGTTATCCGGCTTATTTCTTTTGAGTTAAAGGATGCAGAATAGATGCTGCAATCAAGAATACCGTACGAGCAGAGTTTCTTGAAATTCTGTTCGAGTATTTCCTTCGAGGGCTGGAACACCAAGGTATGACCGTCAAGCCTTGCGGCTATATCCGCTATGATAAGCGACTTTCCGCTGCCCGCAGGTAACACCATAATGGCATTTGTTTTCTTCGCCTTGTTATTGAAGAAAGAAACGGCAGCATCAGAGGCTTTCTGTTGATAATCTCTTAATTTGAATTGCATATCGGTATAATTTCAAATTCAATTCTTGGATTCACTTTATCTATGAACTTCTCTGCTACTATCTTTACGCAGTTACGGTCGTTCTTGATAGCTTTGCATCCTTGCAAACAGTCGAGGACCGTTTTAAAACAGTTGTCAAGGTCCGGACGTTGATTCTCGTAAAACACGTTCAAATGAAGTTCAAACAGACCGCTTATCATCAGTCCTCTATACTGGTTGCATTGCAGATAGAAAGACTTTTCATATTCCTTTAATGCCGGTTGTTTGGCAAGGCTGCCATGCCCACTTAGAGTTATAACTTTATAACAATTGGATTTACTTGGGACTTTCCCGTGAATAATTTGTTTCATAAGCCAAAATATCTATTAGCCGCCTGTTCATCATGTAAGCGGACTATATTTACTAATTCAGTACACCTTCTGCGAAACTCTCGGTTCCCATCATATAGGTCGTGATGATTTCTACACATTGGAACTACATTCCATTCTTCAATATAGTATTCAGGATAAAGAGAACGAGGCAACAAATGTGCCGGGTCAACAGCCGGACGACCGCACAAACAGCAATGAGGAGATAGGTTTCTCTTTATCTTATCCATTTCTCTATTTAGTTTTGCTTGTTTACTACTTACTCTCTTCATATTTACCTAATTAAAAGCCCCGAAGCGTATTCTCCGGGGCACAACCATTATTTACTAACCCTTGCCATTTATGTGTGGCTCACATTTATGTGGAGAGCCCGGGCTCGAACCGGGACGAGTGGTGTTTTTGCGGTTATATGATTTTAAATCATTCTACCTAAGATGTCTCGCAGGTTGCCGGCTTGGTTATTAACGGTTATCCTGGAATTTTGCACCTCACATCTTGATTAACGT